TACCATCCGCTGTAGTGCCCGGTGCCCGATCCCAAGCAGTTCCATCAAAAACGAAATTGAACGCTCCAATCCTACTGAGGTTAGTATTGGTATTGCTCTCATTATCCGCCGGGCTCGCTCCCGCAGGAAGTCTCCCTGTAAGAGTTGCATCCGCGAGGCGCGTTCCAAGGGTCGTTTCTAGGGCAAGGGCACTTGTATTGAGGTTCGTCCCTGCGTTCGCCGTCACTGTGCCCGTTACGGTGACATCATTATTTGTGCCTAGATTAACCAGGGTCCCATCGGTGGAATTTCCTGGTGCTCTATCCCAAGTCGCCCCATCCCACACCAGACCAAAAGCTCCAACAGCGGGAGCAGTAGGGTTTCCAGCATTATCCGCGAGGGCCACCGCAGCAGGCAACTCTGTGTCCACCGTCCCACTGATCCCCACCGTTCCATCAACAGTAAGAGAACTCCCATTATCATCAACACTAAGAAGTCCTGTTGAATCACTTGCAATAGTAACTCGAAGGGCACCTGATTCAACTCCTCCCCCCGATGCAATAACTGTTGTAGAAGCAGCGGTACCATCAATTAACTTTACTTGTTGATAATGTGCCCCTCCAACGTTCTCTGTCGCTACTGTGGGAGTTGTTGTGCCACTTCCGGTGGCAGGAATTATGACTGCCATTTTTGAATCCTTGTCTTAAGGAAGTTCCATTGACGATTGAGAAATTCCCAAAATGTCTCCACTCGGACAGTCTCTATTTGAATAATTTCCTTCCGAACAATTTCCCTTGTAAGGTTATAACTCAACATTACTCTATCCCTAAAATGTGAATCTTATCATTAGATGTTCCAATAAAGTAAATATTCCCAGAGTCCACTGCCATATTCACCACACTCAATGCAAGAGATTCATCTGCTGCAAGGAATCCACCTCTGTTTGTTGAGATAGTAAGATCGCTCGTTCCCACATATGTAGTCGCAGCATTTGCACTTCCAGCTCTTATCACAAGTTCTCTAAAGAACCTGCGACTCCCCACTATTGTAGTGAGAGAAACAAGTGCTCCAGTGAGGGTATATTCTTTTGAAAATAAAACCGCAGCCATTATGCACTCTCACTCACAATCTGGCGAGTTCCGCCATCTCTGGTTTCAAAATGTGGAACTTCCTGTCCACTAGGGGGTCTCCCTCCTTGGGCACCTTGACCAGCATTCTGTGGGGGTCCACCTTCACCCCCTCCTGGAGGAAGCATCCCAGGGCCATTCTGAGCGAACATCTGCATTCCAATCTGTTGAAGTTGCGCTTGGATTTGTGTCAGCATAAGATTCTGCTGGGCGGAAACCATCTCTGGTGTCGGACCCTGGAGAAGCCCAAGGCGCTTTGCAACGACAATCCTCTCAGGGACTGTTTCTGCAGGGAGAGGTCCAACCCCTTGGGTGTCGAATGCATTCCACACTGTCCAGGGATCCATCAACTGTTCTCTAAGGAGCTGAAGATCAAGCATCTTCTTCGTAGTGTGGGAGACATTGAGGAAGGAATTCTGAGAGATGGAGAAGGTGAAATTCTTATGATGTGTCTGTGCTCTCTCTTCCCTTGTGACTCCCTCTGCATCTGAAGGAATTAAACTCCCAGGATCGTAGTCAAAATCCTCCAAGGAGAGTCCATCCTTACCAAGCATTTGAAGTCTTCTCGGAGCACTGTAATACTGGAAGAATCCAACCTTAAGAAGTTCTGCGAGTTCAGAAAGGGAGACCTCGATCGCTCTTGCGCGTAGGCGCAGGACAGGGGAGAGTACGTCCATGTACTTGTCAATTGTCTCCTCAGAGGGGGCTGAGTTCCCCATTGCCATTAATTGATTAATCCCCTTCATCCCACTCAACTCATCCATCTCTCCCTTTAGATATTCAATGTTCTTCAGGTAGGAATCAAGAACCGCAGGATCTGGGCCGGGGAGAATCTCAATCCCCTCTCCCATCGCGGGATTAAAGTGGATCTTCAACCCACCCTTCCTTGTGTCAAGCTCATCAAGAGCAGCCTTGGAGATTGCTCTCCTATCAGCCTTTACGCCTCTCCTAATCCACTGTGCAACCCCATCAGCCCACCCTCTAATGGACTCATTGAGGTTGTTCTGCATTGGAACAAGATCTCCTATAATGGAGGCTCCAAGGAGACTCCAAGGAAGGGGATCAAGGGTGAAGCGCACAATAGGAATAAGTCCATGCCAATGAGGATTAGGGCCATCATAGAGGATCGCATCAGGAGTACAGACAATGAATCTCCCCCTGGGATAGAGCCTCGCCTTATTCTCATCTACGACTGTTTGATCGGGAAGAACAGTTGCAAGGGGATGGACAATATAAGAATCCCCCTTTGTAGGATCCCCTACTGTGATGGGAGCATTCCCAATATTAAGCGTATCATCCTTAAGGTAGATCTTCATCACATCCACCCCAGGGAGTTCTCCTATGCTCTTCGCAGGACTCCTTGTAAGCATGTCCCACATTGAGGTAGCTACATTAAAGAGCGCTCCACCTTCCCTAATAGGAGGCCCGAACCAACTTCCCTTCGATGAAATAATCTTCCCCGCCTTCAGGGGATAGAGCTTCTTGAGGGTATCCTGAGGGAGTCTCTGCCTTAGGATAACCCCTCTCCATTCCTGGATGGAATCCCCAAAGACAGGATCAATAGGAATGACATCCCTAGGATCATATGGGGTCAGTACAAGATCCCCTCCCCCTGGGAGGTCCTTGTCAAACGTGAGAGAAGCGTAGCCACTTCCCCCGACGCAAGACCAAGTAAGAGTAGACTGTAGCTTTCTATCAGCGAGAGAATTCTTCCACCACCCTCTTGCGAGCTTGTTAAGAATCTCCGCTTGCTTCTTATACTGTTCATCATTTGTTTCATAATTCCAAATGGGCCTCACATCGGTAAGACATGAGACGGTCTCCTGAAGGATCTTCCTAAGGCGATTATCACAAGTCTTATCCGCTGCCTTGGAGCGAATGGGAAACTGATCCCCATTCACAAACCTAATCGCCTGATCCTGCTCGTTGAAGGCTTTCTCTTGCTTTAGAAGTGTAAGTCCATATGCTGCCTGCTTCCTCAACCAGGAAAGGAGAACATCCTCAGCTTGCTCAGTGGCAGGTGGAAGGGAGGGATCGCTCATCTCTTAAAACCAGCATCCAGGAAGGCCCAGCCCAGAACCCTCCTTATAAATGGGATTTCCTTTTCTATCAGAGCCCATGTGTTGTTTCTCCAACCAAGCAGTGTCAGGTCTATTCACCACTCCATATTCCTTACAAAGAGAATCTAAGTGTGAGGCACTCGTCACTTCAATGGGCTTGCCAGATGGGTCAATATTCCTAGTAACATAGGGATAGACCCCACTCCCTTTATGCTGACTTCCAAGGGACCATACTCTCTCTGTAGGCGAAGAACAACTTCTACAGGAGGGATTTTCATCTCCCCTGAGGGAGAGGTATTGTTCAAAGCCTTCCTCGCATTTGGTGCAGCTAAATTGGTAGATGGGCATCTTTAGACAATGCTCGTGTCGCCAGAGGTAATTGTCCAAGGAGGAGTTGAGGTAGGATTCTCCCAATAAGGAACATTTGGAAATGTCCTCCAAGGATTATAAGGCTGAAAATACCCACCTCTCCCACACGTAGGACAATGTCCACAGGAGGGACAGGGTTGAAGGCCATGTCCATAACCTGTATTTTGAAGCCTGTTTATTTGGTCTTCCCACTTATTTAAGTCTGTAAACTGTTCCATCTTACTCCTCCTTCTTCTCCGTAACCTCCCCAGGCCAGGAAGGGGAGACTTCAACATTATAAGGTGGGAGAGATCTATATTCAAATACATCCTTTTCTGTTGCATCTTCCTTAGGAATAAAGGTCCCACTCTCAAAGGAGAAATACCCATGCTCATTCTCCCCCCATTCCTCATTGGAATTTACTGCCTTTCGAAGTGACCTATCAAACAACTTATCATTATGCATTCTTAAGCTCCACCAAGGAAGGAGAAGAGTCCCCTCTTCACCATGTCAGTAGTGTATTCAAGAGGATCCCTCTTGTAGAAATCTGCTTGTCCCTTCAAGCGCTTCACCTGTCCCTCTGTAAGGGGAACAAGAACTTCCCCTGCCCTAATAGAAAGAGCATCCTTAAAAATAGAAAGGAACTTCTCCCACTTCTCAATCGGCCCACCAATGAGCTTCTCAAGCTCCTGTCTCACATCCTTCGGGACAATGAGGAGCCTATCTGAGGGGTCAAAAGCGACAAACCTCTCAAGGACCTTCTCAATTTCCTTCCGAGGATTAGAGGGATTCCTATCTGCATATCTTGCGAAGATCTCGTCTGGTAGTGTAATGTTTAGAATCATTTTTCTTTCCCTTCCCCTATAAAAGCAGTTGCTTACCAAGGGGACTATAGCATATTATCCTTTTACTGTCAAGGACTTATAACCCGAGGGATTCCTCCCATTTCGTCATTGCCTCATCCCACCCCATGCCAGTGGCATTAAGTTGAATGTGTTTCTCTGGAGAGATTGTCTTCCTCTCAGAATCCCTCCTCCTCTCCTCAGCCATGTTTTGGACATCATTCTCATGAGCTACATAAAGCGCAATCCCAAGAGCCATGATTCTATCATCATGTTTCCCCGGGGCATGTTCAATATGTTTCTGACCTAGGTGGACCTTGGTGTTCACGAAACTCCTCATCTCCTCTGTGAAGGGAGGGGAGTTTACTTTGAGGTGGAACTTCTTTATGTATTCTTCTATTCTCTCCGTGAGGAGATGTCTTGTACTTTGTGTAGTCCACCATCCATATTCTGTAGAGGTCATGTTATTCATCTTCAATGGCCTCTGCCATGTGTAGAAGTTTATATATCCCATCCTCTGGAGTTCAATCTGCGTCATGAGGGTAGGACTCCCCGGATTAACCTCGCAAGCCATTAGAGCCTCAAGACCTAGGGATTTGTCACGGTAGACTTCACCCACCAACTTCGCTACCTTTGCTAGTTCATAAGGAGAGATATTCCCACACCATTCTGCAACTTGCTCATCTCCCCAGTTCTTGTTGCCTACTCTTAGCACTTCAATAGCGGAGTTATCTCTTCCTGCAATCCCATATGCCCCATCTACCCCTACCACATACACACACCCTGCCTTCGGAAGCTCCCACATGATGAAGAGATTATCCCACTTCTTTATATCATCTGAAAGAGTCCAACTCTCTAGGTTCACCTTTTGGAGCTTTGAGGTAGCGAGATTCACCTTGAAAATCGCCAGGGGCTTCCTACATTCATCTCTCACCTTGGAGATCAACTCAATGGGGAATACACTCCTATAACCAGTTTGAAATGCCTCTTCAATGGTAGAGGGGTATTCCTGGTAGAAAAGTTCAAGATCTCCCTTTGCCTCTAGATCCCTCCGGGTGATCTGGTACCAAGCAAGCTGCTCCCTGTCAAGCTTAATCCCAACTTCCCTCTCTACCCTCTTCTGCATAAGGAGAGTCTCTTCCCTAAACTCCACTCCCTCCGCACTCAACCTCCAGGAGGGTCTCATGTACCATGCAATGAAGGCGTGTTTGAAGGTAGTCTCTCCTGCCCTTGAAGCTTGGAAATGGTCATGAAACCAGTTCCCATCCCCACCTGCGCCTGTGGATTCTAGGATAATAAGGGAATGATGCTTCCTGGAGGAGTTGAATGCAGGGAGAATATCCCCATCAATCGCGTGGCACATCTCAGGGATCCATGTGCTTACTTCCGTAAGATGGCCTATGTCAATGGTCATCCCCTGTCCCAGGGTGGTCTTCTGGTTCCCGCTGCCTGCAATCACATCTGAGTCCATGGGGTGTGGGAAATGAAGATGATTCCCCTTCACCTTCCCATCAATGGTCGGCTGTAGCCACTTGGGGAGATTATCATAAATCCTCACCAAAGTCTGGAAAAGCTTCAGGGTATTGTCCGGGTGGTCCGACGCAATGACGCCTTGGGTGGTAGAGTTGAGGAACACCATATGGGCGATCATTGCCTCTGAGATGGCGGTTCCACCAACTTGACGACTCTTCAAAAGAACAATAGGAATCTTGATAGAAGGTGCGTCCATCTGCCGCTTTTCTTCTTCCGCGATGATATCCAGGAGGTACCTTTGTGAAGGCCATGGGATAATTGTCTCCAATCTCTTCTCAACTGTTAGGATCTTGCAATATCTGGAGCAGAAGTATTCAAAGTCCACCTTCGTGAGGAGCTTCTCATTGACAATATAATCCTGCTCCTCAACAGAGAGTTCCCTAGAGGGATTCTTCTGCTCATCCCATTCGACATCTCTTAACCTATATGAGAAATCCTGCACCTCAGAGAAGGAATATTCCCTTAATTTAAGGGAAAGAGCCCTCTCTAGCTTCTCTTTATTACGTTCAATTATTCCTCGGTAGAACAATCTTAAGAATCCCTCTTATGCACCAAAACTACCGCATGTCCATGGTTAAAACACGGAAACCCCTCGGGACAATCCGTACAAATCACCTGAGGTTCACACCAACACGTCCTATGCTGAAGGTGATGCTTCTCGTTCTCCAATAATTTCTGCGTCAATGGGGGTTTCCCGTTTTCCATATAGGACCTCATCTGCAAGAAGACTCATCTTCTCCAGGACGCTCCCACTCCCATTAACCTTCACGCCCACATTGGTTTGAACATTAACCGTTGGGCCATTCTTTTCCGTCATCTTTGTGACTTCAAGGATCTTTTGAACGGCGAATTCCTTCAATTCCGAGGGAGAGGCAAATACCGCTCCCTTTCCAAGACACCTCGGACAAGATTGAGTAAGTTTCTCTGCACCAGGACGTAAGGGTACTGCCCCTGCACCAACGCAAACATCGCAAATCGACGTCCCGTCAATAGCATGGCGGAAGAGATCCCTTACAACTGCCGGAAGTCCTTGATGAGCCACAATAAGAGCCTGCATCTTTGAGAGAGCGACGCATCCACGCGCATAAGCGTCCATAACAGACAACGGTCTCGCACCGGCCTCAACAATCGCACGTTCAAGTGTGATGTTAGGTTTCTTTTTAAGTTGGTCAAGGACAGAAAATTGTTCCTTGGTGAGTTCTCCCTTCCCTTCAAGGGCTTCCATCTTCTCAATAATGTCATCCTTCCCCCCTGTTAGCTCCCTTTCGAACTTCCTAATGACCTTTGCGGCCTTGTTCCTTGTCACTCCAGTGTATCTTTGAAGGGAGAGGCTCCCAAGAGCATCCTTCTTGGACCTCTTCACCACCACATTCCTCAACTCCCTTGGGAGTTCCTTCTCTTTTTTCACAAATTCTCCTATGATGAGCCCCCTTCGGGTCCTTTTTGCCCACCTTTTCCCTGTTTCAGTCTCCTTCCACCTCTTCTTGGAGGGAAGACCACTCTTTTCCATCGGGAGAGAGGGGTCCAAGGGGCTTTTCCCCTGGAAGGGGGTGTCTTCCTTCTCTTCTAAAGAACTCATCTTCCTCAACTTCCCTTTGAAAAGCCTTTAGATCGTCTGTGTAGGAGACGAAAGAGGCATCCTCATCCTCTTCAAGGGGTGGGAGAAGGGTGCTCTTCCCCCCTTCAAGGAGGGTTCTGATGCATTTAAGCTCATAAAGGATCTCATTGAGGATGGAAAAGGGGTTAAGGCCCATTACTTACTAAAGAGGGAGAGGATGAATTTGGAAACCTCCCCTAGGAGGCCGCTGGATTCAGCGAAAACCCCCGCTAGGCCAGCGATGAGGGCGATCCCAAGGGCCTTTAGACCCGACTTCTGTGTGTTAGAAAGTGCCATTTTAATCTCCTTAAAGAAAAAGTGCCTCAGCACGCAAGGAGCGCTAATGTTAGGCGGAGGGGGAGGGAGGACCTAAACAAGAGCAACTACATCTTTCATACTGAGGCATTTTGGATGTTAACATAATGAAAAAGGAATGTCAAGAGATTCTTCATAAAGGACTTAGGTGCTGTTCATCTCAAAGTTCCGTCAAAGGGGTTTTTCATTTCTCTCAAAAGAGCCCTCTAAGTTGTTGATTCTATTATCCGTCACGGCAATTCTCAAAAAGAGGGGGGTCGTGACGCTTCTAAGGTGTTGCATCCAAAGGATGTTAGGAGAAAAAAGTGCCTTCCGTCAACCCTCTTATATATACCTAATGGTGATTGACGGAAACTCCAACCCCTTTTCTTCAACAGGCGATAAATCCGCCTGGGACCTTAAGAGTGAGTTGGAGGATCCTTTTAAGGGATTTTCCAAAAAAAAAATTGAACATCTGAAACCCCTCGTCGCTACCGCTCCTCGTCCCGGGATTTCGCGCTAAGCCGGACAACCTAACGCAAATTATGCGGCTTCCAGCGCAAGATCTGCGTGGCATGGATCTTGAGTGCGCAAGAATTGCAGGCATGGAAGTTGCACCCCGCAATCTTTGCATGCCACTGCACATTTTGCGTGGCATACGCTTTGCATCATGCAATTCTTTCGCGCATTTCTTTCCTGGCATGGACCTTGCCCTCGAAATACCTTCGCGAAACGCAAACATTTCGCCCTTCTTGCACACTTCATGCCATGGCCGATTAGTGGATAGGTCTCCTAAGTCACTGAGCCCTCTATACTTAGACTGTCTTATATCACGCCTCCCCCTGGCTGGAAAGCGGCCACTCCCCTGAAACTGGAAAGTGGCACTTAAATTGCGTCCTTCCCTTTTCTTCATGAAAGCGCTTTCAAGGTTTCATCCTGGCACTGGCATGCAAGCTGCAATACCACTCCCCGTCAGTCGGTCTCACGCGACCCCCGTCGCGCGCGGCTTCCGGCCCGAGACCCCTGGCGATACGACCATCAGTCTCGTGCTTCGCCTTTGGCGGAGTGTCCGACACCCTTCCTTAGGGGAGTGTGCGAAGCTCTGTGAAAACTCATCTCTTTCCCTTTCCCCCTTTAAGGGGTTACTCCCTTAAAGGTATGGCCTAGCGGGCGTTGGGAGTGGTCCGCCTTGACACTGACCAAAACCCGTTAACGAGATTTGCTCCCTTCCTGGGAGCGTTTCGAGGTCTTAAAAATGCCAGTCGCACAGCTTAGAAGGACATTCCATACTCCCGAGCAGATCAATGCCATTGCGAATTCGAAAGGCATCGTGCATCGGGCACCTGTTGAGGTCAGTGAAGAGGATAAGCTCCGCGCTAAATTGCTGACTCTAAGCAAGATAGCGGGAAGGAAGCGTCAGGAGTGGCAGCTAGGTCGCATTCGCCTAGTTGATCTCCAGACGGCTAGTGAGGCTTACCTCAATTGCCTCAAAGACTTGCAGGCGCTCACACATCCTGTAGCGAGGTCGGTGCAAGCGTCACGTAGGTCACTGTACTAGAAGCGCTTAGGCGCTTCTCCTCAGAGGATAGGGAAAGGTTCACCCTGCCGTCTAGGCTCATGAGTCCCTCGAACGCATCGGAGAGGGGCGACGACTGAGGCTAGGCTAGCCTGCCGAATATGCGAGGGTTGCAAGCATAGCGCTCCCCTTGACCACACTTAGCCGGTTCAGCCAGCGACCTAGACGGTAGAGTGACCCTTTCCCCTTCCCCTGCGGCACTTAGGCCGCACGGCCATATCCGGCACAAGCCGGAGAGAAAGGGACTCACAAATGGAAGTAGCAGAGAACGTTACCACATGGCTCCAGAGCCTTCGCGTGACCGTCGCGCAACACCTCAAGGATAACATCAAAGGCTTCAAGCCGGTCGACGGTCTCCAGGTGCTCTTATCCTTCCCGTCGTCGGGCGGCGAGAGTGTGCAACCGGAGGTCGACGGGGACGGAGCCAAGAATCCCCGCGCTGGGGAAGCAAAGAAGCGCTTTCAGTATGTTCCGGCCGTCAAGGTCGGCGAGCGTGGCAAGATGGACGAAGCACAGGCGGCCGATCCGATCCTGAGCGCAGTTACCAAGAAGGGACGCATCGCGAACGAAGGTGCGCCGATGATCCTTATCACTCCCGCGAAGCACGCATCATGGGACGGCTCAGCGTTCACCGGAGAGGTTCCCGGAGTGAACCTCAGCAAGGCGGACACTCGGGAAGTG